AATTGCTTCATCAGAATTTGATGCACCACTTAATTCTAATATACCTCTATGAGTTGCACTATGTATAGATAAAACTGTACCAGTTGTTCCTGAATAATGTTTTGGCGATGTCGTACCCACTCCAAAATTACCACCTTCATAATAAGCATTAGTATTATTAATAAAAGCTATTCTATTTAAACCACCAGTAGAAGTACCAACCCAAGAAATATTATTAGAATCATCTGAAACAAGTTGTGCATTTTGGTCAGTTGTATTTGATTGTGCAATAAATCTTGATGTACCAGTGCCGTGTGTATTTTGATTTATTAAATCAGATGAAGAAGAATTACTTTGTGATATTGTTACATTACCATTAAAAGTTGCATTACCATCACCATTTAATGAAAGAGCTTCTATAAAAGTTGAACTCGGGTTTCTTGTAAAAAATTGATAACCACCATTGACATTAGAGTTTACAAATTTAAATTGTGAAGATTCCTCTAATATACTTAACTCATCACCACTTATTTTTATACTACCACTAAACGTGGCGTTTTTTGATGTATCAATTTTTAATGCAGTATCAGTTCCAACGTCACCAAGACCTACTGCAATCTTAAAAGAATCGCTATCACTACCATCAACCCCCATATTAAAACCGAATGGGCTTGTAGTGGTTTGAAAGTTTATAGATGAATCTCCTGCACCTAATTGACGTAAAGTTAAAAGAGGCGTTGTTGCTGAATCATTTTTTCTTACATCTAAAGCAGAATCAGGCGTACTGGTGTGTCCGATACCTACAGAACCAGTTATAGTTTCATTACCAGTTGTTTTTGTTCCAGTATTTGTGGTCTCAAATTTTTGAGAATCGTTAAAAAAGAGACTTACCTCTGCCCCCTTTGTGCAATTAATATAAGGTTGATTATCAGTATTAGAACGTAGAAAAATATTTGTATCACTTCTTATCATTAAGTAACCACTATCATTTTCTATAAAAGCATTATTTGTAGAACCATCATTGTGATATATTTCAAAATTTGCACCAGCACCCATTTTAATTCTTTTATTGGCTGCAAGGGTTAGAGCATCCCCAACTGATACACTACCAGTTGTCTGTATTGTTCCCGATGCTAATACTACAGAACCACTTTCGCTTAATATAGAATCAGTTATTGTATCTGAATCTGACCACTTAACAATCTTTCCTGCCGTACCGCTACCATCTACAGCACCTGCACCAATAGGAATCTCAACAACTTGACCAGTTGATGTTACACCTAATCTTTGCGTTACTGTTCCAGTAATAGAACCACTACCGTATTGATGTAATCTTAAACCAGTTGTTTGAGCAAAAGTGAATTGTGTTGCACCACCAACGCCTATCTGTATATTATCAGAACTTGTTGTACCTTGAATATAAACATCATCCGAAGTCCATCTTATTTTTTGGTCATTACTTAAAGTTAGTTTTGATGATGTTAAACTTAAACCAGTACTTAAAAATCTAGCAACTTCTGTACCTCCTACTGTCACACCTATATTTTCATCATCAGGAATATAAAAACCTTCTGAACTATTACCATCAAAAGATAATGCAGGAGCTGAAGCAGTTCCCACATTAAAGAACATTTGACTTGTAGTAAGTTTTATTGGTAAATCATTTCCTGCTCCATCAGTTATTCTTTTTGCTGATGTGCTTATTGCTAATGAATCAGTTGATTTTAGTAATCCTAAATACGAGGATGCGATAGTATTTCCAGTAAGTGCTGTACCCATAAGATTATTTTATTTACAAATATACTATTTTTTCATTTTCATTATATGCTTGTTATGATGTTCACGATGACAGTTAGAACATAGCACCTCACATTTGCTCATAATCTCTGTTAAGATACTATCAACTTTACCATCATAAAAACTTTTATGTGATAAATTTCTTATTGCTCTTGCAATAGCAAATTTTTTTCTTTTAGTGTGATGAAAGTCTAACGCTGCAAAATTTTTATTATATCCGCACCTTACACATGCAATATCAATAAACTCGCTTAATTTATAAATAAATTGTTGTTTCCAATGTCTATGGTTTTTTTCTCTTTGCTTGTTTCTGCAATCCCTACAATTTATCTCTGGTTTTTTATTAGCTCTTTTGTAATATCTTGATAAAAGTTTATATTTCTTACATTTGGCACATACTCTACCTTCCTTGTCCTCTATATTTTGTGCCACTATAATATTTACCGTTTTTATTATTTGTATTTCTGTTTTTACTGTGTATTCCTTTCCTTTTTTTCTTTGCTTTTTTTTCGTATGCTTTTAGATAAAATCTTTTAGCCATTACTTTTTTGAATACTTTTCTAGACCACGTGAACCAAAGTATGCACCAATAACTGTAATTAAAACTATTTGTAATAAATCAACCCAGCTTTCTTTGACTTCAAAAGATATTTTTCCAGCATCTATAAATACAAGCAATATAGTTGATATAACTAGAATTAAAAGAACCAATGGCCTAATGTTTTTAGATAACCAACTATCCGAAGTGCTATCATATTTCCATCTCTCTGTAGTATTTTTTTGCATCTCAATCTCAAAAGATTGAAAAAGTTGTTGTATCTCTTGATTTGCTTTGTGTTTTTCTTCTTTTGTCTGTACAAATCTATCTACAATATTTGCAATACCACTTGCAGTTTCTCCAAAAAGTTTTGATAATATTTTGTTCATTTTTTATCGTTAGTCCATATATAGATAAGAAAAGCACTATACATAAATGCAATAAGAAGAACAATTCCCAATAAAAATACATCCATTACAAGTCATCTATTAAGTCAATTAATTTATGTTCAATCCTTAAAAATATCTCAATTCTTTGTACTCCTTCCCATTCTTTTAATCCATCTGCTACATCCATTAATGTATTTATCTTAGATATTGTTTGTGTTGTTTTTAGCTGTTTGTTTACATCAGCTTCTGATAAAGATATATCACTTAATAACTTCATTTAGCTTTGAATAAAAATTGTAAATACAAAAATTAAAAATAATAATACGATAGCAAATTTTGTTCTAGGATTCATTTCTTATATACCTTATCTTCTAAACTGTTTAATCTTCTATTAGTTTGTTCTTCGTATTTTTCTAATTCTTTAATAAGATAATCAATTTTTTGATTGATTACTTTTGTGTCATCTTGTTCAATTTTATATTCTGGTAATGTTTTAGCAACCTCTATCTCTGCAGTTAATTGTGAATATGTCATTGTAAGTGATATTATACCACCGACCAATAATCCTATAAATTTGATATCTAGCTTTATATCGCTTCTACCATCTCCATCAACGTCTATTGCGACTTTTTTATTTGTTATATCATCCATGCTTTTATTTTTAAGAACTTTCATCAAAATTAATTATTTTAATTGATAGATGTTTTTGAGAATCTAAAATATCAGCAATTATTGGATAAATTCTTTTATAACAATCTGTAGATTGTCCTAAAAATGGCTCTTTGTCAATATTTTGCGATATAACATTTCCAACAAGCAAACAACCATGTGTATGGCTAGTATCGTTACCGCAATGCATAAGAATATGAGTAAAATTAGGAACATCGAGAATGTGTAGCATGCCTCTATGAATGCCCTCAAAACGCTTTTTATATTTATTATGATGACCGCCCTCTTTTCTGTATTCAATTTTATATGTGCCTTGAGGTATGCGAGTTTCTCCATATACCTTGACCTCTCTTTTTTCATCTTCAAGAGTAAAGCATAAAAAATCTTTTTTGTTTGTTTCATCATTTATTAAAAATAATAAACCTAATGTACTATCTTTTTTTGAACTATATCTATATAATTCTAACCTCATGAAGTTTGTTCTAATTTAATTGATAATGATATAATGCCTCTATAATATGTATTATCTGGTTCATCTTCTGTTAGGTAGGTAATGCCCTCGTTCACTTGAGAATAAACATTGAAATTATCTGATGTTAAATTTAATAAACCACTCTTTAGTATAACTAATTGTGATATTGAGTTTATAATTTGATTTGCTTGTAACTGTCCACCGTCTCCAGACGCAAACCTTGTAACAACTTCTATTCTTGTTGAAACATCAGCAATATAATTTGTTCTATTATCTTCTATTTGATTTGTACTAACGGAATAAATTATTATATAGGGATATCCTGCATTATCTGGTACTGTATTATAAACTGGAACATTAGAACCATCATAACTTATATTACCATTCAATACATTAAATAATCCTCGTCTTACAAAGTGTGCAGGTTCTTTCATTTGGTTGTATTTTTAATTTCTCTTTTAATGAATCTATTTAAATCTTTTAATGAATCTTTAAATGCAGGATATAAAAAAGGTTGTGGATTTGTACCAACTTTTAATATTTTCATCATTATTGGAAATGATATTTGTTTGGCTTCTTCTGGAGATTTATTTAATTTTTGTACAATCCACCTTTCTATTGCTTCTTTAAAATCTACAGCACTATTACTTTTTTTACCTTTAAATTTTTGAGCTATTTTTTTAAATTCTGTAGGTACATCAACTTTGGTTCTAGTACCAAATTCTAAAAATGGTGCATAAAATTCATTGACTTGTGCACCACCTTCCATATTATTTTTTGAAATAAATGGCTTTACCTTACCAGTCAAATTAAAATTTTTCTTACCTAGATTCTGATTTGCAAGTCCAGAAAACACAAAACTAAATTCCTGTAATGCTTTAAATATATTATTATCTAATAACCTAGATTTATCACCTAACCTCTTTTTTAATTTTTCTAATTCTGGAGTTGTATTACCAATAGTTATCATGCTGTCCTGTTACCTTTCACTTGAAAAAAATATAAATCTAATTCTAATATAGTATTTATTCTATACTGATTATTGTCTCTTTCTGGAAATAATACATCGCCAACTTGTATATTTCCTGTTGCTGTATTTTTCCTTATAATTAAATCAATACCCTTATTTAATTGTCTTTTGTCATTATTAAAAGACATATCACCATCAGTAAATTTTAATTTTGCCCATATTGTAGCTACAGTTGATTGTGATGATGTGAAACCACCAAAGCCATCTGCTGATTTAGTTAATCTTTTAACAGCAACTCTATCTCTAAACTCTCCAATGTTCATTTTATATATCGCTTATATATTTAAATGGGTCAAGAATCTTTTTAACTCCTGTAGGTATTTCAGATATATTTCCTGCAACAAAGTCAGTTCTATTATCATAGTATGTTGTAGCTAATTGCATAATTGCTAATTTTAAAGCACTATCTGACATACCAGAAGTTGTATAAACTATCTTAATATCTTCATTTGGTAACCCTGTAAGAATTATATATTTATCATCCATACCATAAGAATCAAAACTTGCAGTTTTTAAAGAACCATCACTTTCTTGAGTTTGTACGCTTGTTATGGCATTTATAGGTGCATAAGGTAATAATATTTTATATCTATCCGCATACAAACCATCATAATTTCCACCTTTTTCTGGTACATGACTTCTAAAATAAGTTCTTGTTTTTGCTACAATATCTCTATTAATATAATCTTCACACGCACTTCTTGCTGACGTATTTAATATACCGATTAATGTATCATCACTAGACGTTTCTATTCTAGCATAACTTTTTATTTCAGAAGTTGAAACTAATTCACTTCCTGTTGTAGAATCAATTTGTACGCTTACCATTATTTTGTTTCCTTATCTCCTTTGTATTCTTTAGTTTCTTTTTTTCCCTTTTCTTCTTTAGATGCCCATCCTTTACTTATCCAGACATCTCCTTTACTATCTTCAACATCCATAACATATCCTTTCTCATAAGTTACGTTATCAATCATTAATACAGTTTTTAATTTTACTTTCATAATTTATAAATTTATTGTTTTTGTAAAGATAAAAAAAAAGAGCAACTAATTTAGTTGCCCTTAAAACACCTTAGTATTTTTTATTTATCCCCAAACAATATACCTTAAGTTATCATTATATTTTTCATTCATAAGTTCATCTCCATCTTTTGTCCAAACAGGGCTTAGAGAGTTATTACGATTCTTAGCAGAAGACAAACCAGCAGATAATAATGCACCTCTTGTGTCTTTATCATGCCAATAGACCTCATAAAAACATTTAACAGCATTATCATAAATAGTCGTTCCTACTTTAATATTATCATTTGTGACTTTACCAATAGGTTTTAAATTATTCATAGTTTTCATTTTTAGTTTTTAATAATACTATAATTTAAAAATTTTTTTAATAAAATCAAAATATTTTTATAAATTTTTTTTTAATAAAAAAAAGGAGGTTTATACAACCCCCTTTTGTAAACTAAATTAGATTAAACTAATTATGAAGTTTCTAATGCTGTTTTAGCAGTTGAGAACGCACCTTTTACAATACCAGTAGGTAAGTAAATAGAATGTGCAATTCTAGCAATACCTCTAACTGAAACTAAATACTTGCTAAAGTTATCGCTGTCCTCGTAACCAAAGTCTACTCTTAGACCTTCTCTTTGCCATACTTGTGATGCTTGAGAAAAATCAGCTACAACAAAATTACCAGCCGCCATTTTATTATTCATATAAACTGGAACGCCATTAATTCTAAAGAAGCCGTCTGCAGAAACTAGAGAATTACCTCTCAAGTATTCGTTAGTTGTGTCTTTAAGTAACGCGATTTTATGGAAATCTGTAGGATTCAGCACAATACCATTTGCCGCATAATTAGCTAACGCAAGCTGATTCATTGCCACGTATAATACGTCTAATTCCTGTGCTGATTCAATTGCATTTGCAAATCCACCTGCCGCAAAAGTTGTTCCACCATTCATCAATCCTAATAAATTAGGAGAACTACCAGAGCCACCAATTAATTGGTCATCAATAACTGTATTGATTTTTGCAGGTAATCTCTGCGATAAATAAGAAGAAAGACCCGGAGTATCGTCAAGCATCTCCTGTGATATAGTCATCACTGCAGACGTTTTTTGAACTACGGCATCTTCTGCTGTTAGTTGGAATTCACTATCAGTTGGTGCAGAACCCTCTGCTACATTTGCAGCGTTATCTGTGTAAGCAGATTCTTTGACATATCTAATAACATTAGAATCTGTATTACCAACTGGAATAATTCCCATCATGTTAGTTACGTTGCTTGGGTCTCTTTTTATCCCATCAACCCTCATAACACCAGTTGCATCTCTTGAAGAGCTTGCACCTGCAAAATCAGACGAAATTAATACGTCTGCTTTCATTTCAATAGAAGCATTACCTCTAGAACCATCTTTCATAGCCCTTAAAGATTCACTTTTGCCAATAGCATCAGTAAATGCTTCTTTTTTGCTCATAAAAGTATTGTTGAAGTTATTTTTTTTATTTTCAACTTCAAATGTATCAATACGTTTATTTAGAGCTTCATTTTCCTCATTAAACTTGGTAACGAGGTTTTGAACTTCACCCTTAAGCACTTCATCAACTTTATTATCTAAATTATCTTTAGATGCCTTTCCTGCTTTTTCAATTTTTTCATCAATTAAATCAGCAAGTTTATTGAGATGCTCTTGAGTATTTTCATCAATATTACTCATGTTTATTTATTTAAACGGTTATACAAAAAATTAAACACCTCAAGGTTTTGTCCTTCTTTTTTCGGCAAAGTGACTTCATCAATCGGCTTTGTGATACTCATATCAGATTTTAAACATTGAAGTTGGTATTCAATAGCAAATCCTAAATCATCTGAGATGTTTCCATCTTTTAATAATTTATTAATTGCATTAAATTTCTTTTCTATTTCTTTAGCCTTTTTCTCTTGACTTTTAACGTCATTTATCATTGCTTGTTCATTTGCCGCTATTGTAACAGCAGAGACTTCATATAATTTAACTTCCTTTATATATCTAGTCTTTTCTTCTTCAACATAATCTTTGACAATAGGCATAATACCTACGCTATTTTCAGTAATAACACCATACTTCATCAATTCCATTACATCTTTGCCTAATGTAGTTTTTGGAATAGTTGCAGTAAATGCTAGTCCTTTTTCATCTTCATATAATTCATCCATCTTTCCGATAGGTTTTGTTATATCGTGTTGATAAATATATTTTACCCTATCTCCATTTTCTTGAATTGTTTTTGTATATGCTCCTCTCATTATTACATCATCATCACTATCTCTATTACCAAAAACAGAACCGTAGCCCTTGACTACCCCTGCTTTTTCGTCTAAATCACCTATTGGTGCTTGTTTATATAAAATCATAATATTATTTTTAAATTCAAAAATAGCACATTTTTTTAATATTTTTTTTAATTACCGTTGAACAGATATTCAGAGCGTTTAGGTATAGGGGCAACATAACAAGAACAATTTATTACTTCACTTGCAGGACCCTGCCCTGCATAGGGTAATATATTACCAGTTACTGGATTTACAAATGAATCTGTAAATGGTATTGGCTCCTCTCTATCTAATGCTACGTGACCTTCTCTATGGTCAACACTTCCACCTAAAATCCATTTTTTAACCATTTGTTCTGGTTTCATGACTGATAATGCTCCTTGATTTACACCTAAATTAGAGGCTAATGTTGTTTCAGTTTTAACAATCCTACGTGCTTCCCATATTGCTCTCTTATCTAACTGTTTATGTAATCTCTTAGATTTACCTTCAAATGAATCTTCTACAAAATCTTTATCAAGTAACATTTTAGTAAAAAGTTTTTCTACAGATTTTATTGACGTTGCTTGTACTGATGACTGTTTATTAAATGTGCTATTTATTGCATAATTCCTAAAAAAAGTATCAACTATATTATCAGTATCTTCTTGTTTACCTAAAAAAGTCTCATAGTTTTTTTTGTACCAATTATAAAAAATCAATCCAGTATTTGTATATATATCAATGTATAAGTTTTGTACATCATTTTTTTGGAAAAAAATTTCATAGGCTTGTACATCTTTTATACCATTTTTTAAAAAATCATCAATACAAGCATCATAGCCTTTACGATAATATTTTTTTGATATTGTAAAATTTTTTCTTTGTGATTGTCTGTATAGTTTTGTATACCCCTTTTTAAAAGCGAGTATAAATTTTTTCAAAGAAAAATTATATTCTTTGTTAATATTTATAGAAGGCATTATTCCTCTATTTGTTTCAGTTTACGTTCTGACCATTTCAACATAGAATCTCCGCCCCATAAATTAAAGCTGATAGTACCGCAAACAGGCTTATCATCTTTTTCATAATTGCCTGTATCATAGGCTTTTGCTCTTGATAAATAACTGTAAACCCTTTTTAAAACTGATAGAGAAAATGACCTATTTGCTACTATATCTTGTGCTCTTTTTTTGCCAACTGCTGTTGCACATGGATTATTATACTTATCATTAATTTTTATTGCTCTTTCTGCATTTGATATTGCTTTTTTTGGATAACCACCATAGGTTTCTTGTTTTTCCTGTTTACTAAGTTGCTGTTGTAGTTCTTCCATATTTCTACATGGCATATAAACAGTTCCACTACCAGTATTATGACTATGTGTAATATCACATCCTATCTCTCTAGCTCTCTGCATTGCTTCATCTGGAGTATCGTAAACCTCATCTTCTAAATCTTTGTTTCTTCTTCTTTCTTCTTCTTCATCATAATGTGTTTTTTCATCAGCAACTGCTTCATTATATTCATCATGTGATTCAAAAGGCATAAAAACTTCTTCTCCATCCCAACTATGTGAATGAGACCCACTACCACCTAATTCTCTTGCTCTTTCTTCTGCTTCTTGTTCTGTAGTAAAAACATCTGTCATTCCCGGTACTAATTTTTTATAATCAAAATCAATACTTTTTCCTTTTGAACTAAGTGGATGACCTTCTGGAAATAAATCTGTGTCATGTTTACCGCTTCTAAATTTACCATTTTTCAACGCATAAAGGTAAGAATTTACGCGAGCCATTGCCCATTGCTGCTCACTAGAAACAGTTGGCCTTACTGATTGTGGATTAGTTCTATATGCACCTATACCTCTTTTATAAACAGCAAAAAGAGTTCTCACATTAGTTTTTTTTGTTTTAGATTTTACTTTTTCATTATGGTCATCTGCTTTTTTCTTTAATGCCTTTCTAAGTCTTTCATTAATTTCTTGTTTCTCCTCTATTGCATGTTCAAAAAAGTTTTTTTCCGAACCTAAATCTAAATCAGATATAGGTAAAAAATTACTTGGTACTAAATAGTCATTCATTATTTCTAATTCATCATCTAATCCATATCCCATTGCCATTCTTTTCTCATTACTTGATAACCAATAAGACTGACTTAATTGTGCAACAATTTTTTCTTGCTCTTGTTGTAGCTCACTTATAGAGGAATAATCAAAATCTAAAAATAAATTTTCACCGTACAAAGGCACTAACCATCTATTAAGTTCATCCCTTAATTTATCAAGTTCTGGGATTACAGCATTTTGGTATAATGCTTTTTTTGCCTCTCTCATATTATTATATGTAGAGGATTCCGTATTATTTAGTAATTGTACTGGTACACTAAATATATTACAAAGGTCTTTGATACTTGCATTGTATGTTTCAATTAGCTGTAAGTCTCCTGCACTTAATCCAAAATTTGTCCATGACAATTTTTTTGGAGTAACAATCACATCACCTGCATTGTGTGAACCTTGATAATTTCTTCTAAACGCATCTTTTAATTGTTGTGCTTGTGTTGGTGTAAGTGATTCATCTTCACTTGTTAAAATTCCTCTTGCTGTTTGATTCTGTAAATATTTTAATCCTGTTTCTACTGCTTCATTATTTGAAACCATAGAACGCAGACCACTTAATAAAGGAGATTGACCATATAAATGTGAACCACTACCATCATAATCTGGATTAAAATCTGCAATATGTAATATATCATCTGCATCAATATCATAAGCATTTCTACCGTAATTCATACAATATTTTGCAACTGGTTCAAATATACCTTTACTTTTTATCTCAATTAAATGACTTGGCAAAGCATATAGTTCATTAAAAATTTTACCCTCTCTACTTTCTGGACCAATACCATATATAAATCTGTTACCAGTTAATTTACCAAATGCGATAACTTCTGTCATCCATGTTGCATAACTTTGTGCAGGGTTTGGTCTATCTAATAAATCATGTAAAGGAGTATGCTCAACTTTTTTAAGAGCATGTTTTTTTATCATATTAGCTTTTATTAGACTATCATCATTAACAATACCAGATGTAAGTGCTTTATATTGTTTTAAGGTATCTTCATCTTGTTTTTCATAAATTATATAAGGTACAGCAACTGCTGTTTTAGTTATTAGATTTACAAGTGAATAGATTGTTGGGTTTTTTTGGTAACCTTTCCTTATATAATTATCATCATTTTCAGTATTTGATATTGTGCTGTTACCCATGTAACTATATATTGCCCTATTATATTCTGGATTAGTGTTTTGTGAAAACGCTTTTAATGCTGATTGTAATCTTTGATAAAATGTAGGCATATATTTTTTTTTGTAAAGTTAATTAAAATAAATAATTTATTTAATACACAAAAAATTCTGTTTTATTACTGTATCTAGTATAAATACCATAACGCAATGCATCCATTGTGTGATTATATTTATCTCTTGGTTTATTTGTTTTTGTACCATCTTTTAGTTCTTCCCAAATATAAAATTGGTATTCATGTTTTATATTTTTAGAACAATTAGAAACAAATATATCAAATTCTTTAATTAAAGAAATTCCTGCATTTATACTACCTTGTCCTTTGATACTAGGTTTAGCCAATATACCAGATTGCCTTAGTTCTTCTATTGATTTTGGCTCAGCAGAATCGCAATATATAATTGTATTTTGATATTTGTTCTGTTTTAGAAAAACAGATATATCTTGGTTTGTCATACCAGTTTTATAGCATATTTCCTTTATATAAATTTTATTATTTTGTTTTCTTAATTCAACGATTGCGGTAGGGTCATTAGTGTAACCCCAATCTAACGCTAAAAAAACATCATCACTTTCAGGAAATTCAGAATAATCTATAAAAGACCAGTTATTAAAAATCATACCCTCAGAAAATGTTGCCTTTTCGCCAAGACCATAAACACGCCAATATTGTTCATCTCTGTTTTTCAGTCTTTCTATTTCATCAATAATTTCTTTTTCTAAAAATGCATTGTCTTTATATGTTGAAATAAATGTTTCTGCATCTTCTCTTTCCATAAGTTCATCATAAATCCAATGTATAGGGTCAGACGGATTAAAATCAAGTATAACCTCTCCTGTTGTTCTCATTATTAACTGTCTGAAATCTTCATAAGTAAGCTCATTTGCTTCATTAATAAATAAAATATTTCTCTTTCTTCCTCTAATTTTTTGTGGCTCATCTACACTAATGAATTCCACTTTATGTTTATTAAAATAATAAATCATTTCACTTTTATTTAAATACCCATTATACAATATTCCTACAACTTCTAATATTCCCATAAAATCTCTAAATACTGATGCCCTTACTGCAGGTAAAGTCTTTCTAGCAATGGTTATTATTTGTGGTTTTTTTGTAGCTAACAATAGATGAATTAAATATTGACATATTGCATACGTCTTACCAGACCTTGTGCCACCTTGAAAAATTTTAATTCTTTTTTTACTATTTAAACACTGGTAAAATTGAATATTGCATTTTATTTTTTTGACGGCTGCCATTGTATTATTTCAGTTTTCACATCTCCAGAATGTGTGATTTCCTGTCTTTCAACATACCCTCTATCTTTTGCTTTTGTTTTTAGGTAAAAAATAGTTGCTGTTGGGTTACCGTCTTGTATTTGTTTGAATAATTGACTTTCTGCGAAATCTTTTGCTACATTACTCAAATCGTCAACTTTTTTTTTAAAGTCTGTATCCTCTTTATAATATCGATAAAATGTAGTTCTATCAATACCAACTTGCTTACAGGCCGTGGTAACTACACCTAAAGATTTTTCTAAAGATTCTAATAATGCTTTTTTAGTATGTTGTATTTTGTTGTTTTTCATTTTACAAAATTATGAAATTAATTTTTATATCTATATTTTTACTATGCGAGTATGGTGTAATGGTAGCACAATTAACGTCCAGTTAGTAGGTGAAGTTCAAATCTATCTACTCGCTCAATATATTTTCATATTTAAACATAATTTTTTCATTTGTTTATTTAAAGGATATACATATTTATATTTACCAGATTTTTTTCTTTTAGGTATTTTATCTCTATTTTTTACATTTGCTATTATTCTATCATGTCTCCATTTACCTTTATAATAAACTTCCCATCCACTTGTTTTTGTTTCATCTATAAGAATCCAGTTCGTTGCTTTATATATAATACCTTTATGATTTTGCCCTTTATCTGCATAACTAATTAAAAGTTGTATAGATGGACAATGTTTTTTAGCTAGTTTTATTGCTCTACCTAAAACTTGACTTGTGCTTTCTTGTTTTCCATTTAATGCCATTCTTGTTAATTCTAAATATTGACCATGTGTCAAATTAAAAGAATTTCCTAATCTATAGTTTGCACCACCACCGAAAACTACACATCCGCACCATTCATTTTCTTTATTATAAACATTATATGCCAATCTAGTAACTGGTATTGCTTTTGCATAATGATAATTCATACATGCATATTTAACAGCTTTATAAGACGCTTTTTTTAAAATCATATTTCTCCTGCACTTACTGAAAAATGTGCACCATTATATTTTCTATCTAATAACTCTTTTATATCAATCTCGGCTTTTTGCAAATCATCTACGTTTTGAAATGTTATTTTCATTGTAGCAGGTTTATTCTTTTTATTTTCATCTAATTCATTGAAATCAGGTAATTCATGATAATCTGGTACATCTAAACCCCAATTTTTTATTTCTTCAACATTCCAAGTATTAGCTAATATATCCCAATCCCATTCCCCAAATCCTACATTATCTTTTATTATAAATTCTTTTTTCTGTTCTTCTGTCCATCCGTTTGCAATATCTATAGTAACTTCTTTTAATCCAGCTTTTTGTAAAGCTTTCAATCTCATATTACCACCAAGAACAACCATATTTTCATCTACAATTAATGGTCTTTTTTCTAACATCTCTGGAAAATTTTTTATTGATTTTACTAATTTTTCAAATTTTATATCTGATATAATTCTTGGATTTTCTTTATTAGCAATAATATCTTTAACCTTTACTTTTTTTCTCATTTAACAATATTTTTTAACAATATTAGAATATTTTATGCATTTACCATCTATACTATGTTTAAAAAAAAAATATAGATACCATAATTCTTTTAATTGTTGTTCTACTTCTGGTTCGTCTCTAAAGTATTTATCATCTACAGGAAATAAATCTGCTAATGCATAAATCATTTTATATGTTTCATAATCATCATAATTTGAATAATCACCTATTTTTGCTTTTCTTTTTTTTTTATTTATATATTCTCTTGAAATTTTTAATAACTTATTTTTATTTTTCCTCACATCCCAAAAGTATTATAAATTCTTTTCTTGTAATAATTTTGTTATGATATTTATAAATAGTGTTTTTATTGTTTTCTATTAACTGTAAGCAATTAACTCTATCCATAATTTTTTTTTTACAATTATCAATATTAAAAAAAACCTTTCTACAGCCTTTATTTTGAAAAACTGTAAAAAGGTTTATTAATGTTCTGCAAGGATTATCTGTCTTGCCTAAAATTTCATTATTATTATCTATGAAATAATAATCACTCTTTAATTTTTTTTGTTTCTGTCTTTTTTTCCTCAGTTTCATCTTGTTGCACTTCTTCAACTTTTGGAGGTTGTACTCCAAACTGTTCTAGTGCCTGCAAAACTAATGAACTTTCAGAAAGTGTAAATAATCCATTTTTATTTCCTTTCTCACATACCTGCACAATGATTTGTAATGCTTGTTCTTTTGTCATAATTATTTATTTATATCTACCTGTTTTTAAATCATATTGTATGAAACAGCTTCCTAAAGTACCATTTAATCTTTGAGACTTCATTTTAACAGTTTCAAACTCAACAAATTTAATATGTTTTTCTTGATTTAAAAGTAAACCTTCAACTAAATCTCTACCCTTGACTCTTTCTTCTACTTCATCATCTGCAATTCTATGCATAACAACCATACAATCGCATTTATTAAAATGCATTGTTCCGCCTGCCAAACTAAAAGCAGTTGCTTTTGGTATTACACCTCTAATTGGTGATGGAGTTTTAGGGTGCTCCACGTATGTCATTATACTATCAGTTTTTTTTGCAAATTGTTTTAGTATAGTAAGTGTAAGTTTTAAATATTGATACATATTACTTTCTCCTGCATTTGATTCAACCACCCAATTAAGAGGGTCAATGATAAAATTATTGTATCCTTTTTTCGTGTATTCCTCAAATTTATCTACTAATGAATTAATAGTTGGCATCTCGTCGTTATTTTCTAAAAAAACAAAATGATAACTAATAAAATCTAATGCTTTTCTCATTTCTTCTTCTGTACATTTATCAGCATAATTTGGATTTACATTTTTTCCTAAAAATGCTTGACATAGATTTAAAACCAACTCTGCTGTATTTGTTTCTGGTGAATACATCATTATCTTATCTTTAAAATGATATGCCCTTAGGATACTTAAATAATTAAGTATTTCAGATTTACCACTTTGCGGATACCCACTAAAACAATATAAAAAACCTTTACGCCATCTAAAATTTTCGTCTAATCCTTTGATATGTGATGTTTCTCCCATTGGATACCCTTCCTCATAATATGTATATAGTTTATCTTTAATATCATCTACAAAAACTTCCTTACATGCATTTTTATTATAATCTTTTTTTAGAATGTCATCAAAATCTCTAACCTTTATACCCATTATTTAATTTTATTAATTGTTTTTCTAAATCATCAACTATATCTAGATATTTTTCTTGTTCTATAACAATGGCTTCCGTTACTTTATCAACACTACCATAAATAGTATTCATAAAAATTATTAAGTCAATTAATTGATTTATCGTTTTTTTAGATAGATTAAAAAACTCTTTGTCTAATTTTCTTTGATATTTTGCCCTATTATCTACTGATTCAATCCATTTTTTAGTTATAGAATTATTTTCATAATCTTCAATAAATGATTTTAATTTTTCTTTTGTTAATTCCATTTTTTTATTATTTTATAATTACATAGTAATTAATTACATTGTAATAATTATTTTTTATATATAAAAAATAATAGTAATTACATTGTAAAGAATAATTACTAATTAAAAATAAATTTAAAAAAAAATTTTAATTTTTAAAAATATTTTTATAATTTTGTTTTATGCTAACAAAAGAAATATTAGAATCTCGTCTCAAGGAGATGAGACTAAATAAAGAAAAATTAGCAAACAAAATTGACGTAACATCTATGACGATGTACAATAAATTTAATAATCCCGATACATTAAAAATATCAGAATTAAAGAAACTTGCTAAGGTTGGATTTATAAAAAGTTTAATAATAGAGCTATAATGGAAGATGTACAAAAAAGTATTATAAGACAGAGTTCCATTAAGGCCTCAATAGATTTTTTTAAATTAAAATCAGAACAAGGTATGAATGACATTACAGTTGATGATGTTATTGATGTTGCTAGTGAGATTGCTTACTATTGTGCAACTGGTAAGAAGTATAACAATAATAATAAACTTTTAAAATAATGAGCAAATTATATTTAGGTAGTGGATGGACCAAAACTGGTAAATATGGAGATTTTTCTAATATACAGATTGATTTAAATAAATTAGCAGAGAATCCAAATTGTATTCAAAAGGTTGGTGACAGAAAATTTCTAAACCTTACTATTGGTAAATTGAGAAATAAATTAAAAGCAGGTCAAGATTTATATGTGGCTTACAATGACTTTTCTCCTGCTAAAACCGTTGAAGATAAGGCTAGTGATATGCCTTTCTAAATTATCACACATTTTGTAGTTTGGGTTAAGAGCTGGATAAACAAATTTAATTAAGCAGTTAGGAGTTTTGAAGGCTCTTTTTTTATATTGTAAATATGATAGAAATTTTCAAACATTTTTTAGGTTTATGCGGTGAACATTGGCATCCTAATTTATGGACAATAATATATACGTCTCCATTTATAATATATGTCATGTATTATTTTAAATGGCATATTAAAAAATATTTAAAAAAAATTATATAAAATATTTTTTACTCTTAAAAAAAATTATAATATTTGTCTATGAAAAAAATAAAAGATAGTAATGAACAATATCATTCACATAAAAGTATATCAGCTAGTGGTTTGAAAACTATTTTTAAAAAATCCATTTATCATCATCTTAACAGCATTTTTAAAATGACTGATGCAATGAACTTTGGTAGTGCTGTGCATTCTGCAATACTTGAAGGTGGTGATGAGATTGCTGTAATGCCTAAAGTGAACCTTAGGACAAATGATGGCAAAAAAATAAAAGATAATTTCATTTATGGCAACAAAGGAAAAATTATAATTAAACATGAAGAAAAAGAGGCTATAGATAAAATAAAAAGGAATGTCTATAATCATAAATTAGCTAAAAATTTAATACAACGGCTCACAGAAACAGAAGTTTCTTATTACGGAAAAATAGATAAAATTCCTGTAAGAATTAGACCAGATGGCATCAAAGAAAAAGAATATATTATTGACATTAAAACAACATCTGACGCTAGTCCAAAATTTTTTAAAAGTCAAATTTATAATTATGCTTACCATTTACAAGCATGTTTCTATAGTGAAGCATTAGGATATGACCCTGCTCAATTTAGATTTATTACTATAGAGAATAAATATCCTTACACAGTTGAGGTTTACGCTATGAGTGAAGATATGATAGAATATGGGAAAGATGCATGGCGTATAGCTTTTGAATGTTGGAAAGAATATTTACAAACTAGCAATATATCTAGTTACTGGTGGGAAAATTTTAATAATGATGGTAGTTTAGTATTATGACAATATCAGATGAATTAAGCAAACACGAAAAAAGAGAATTATATGGTGCATACAACACTAATAAAATTGTCAAATCAAAAATTGATGCACTTATGCATAAATGTCAAATTATTGAATGTAATCTCGGCATTGATAGTACAGATAAAGAAAGAGCAAAAGCTAAAAATAAACAATTAATATTATTATCTAAGATTAAAGAACTTGACCCATTAAAATATGATATATTAAAAAAAGTGATATGACACAAAAAGAATTTAATAAATTAGTTAAACAATTAAATGATTATAGTTTTGATATAATGCAAAACAAAAGACCAGAATATACGAACGAAGATGAAGATGTTTTGTACAATTTTAAATCAACTGCTAATAGATTAGACACATCTGAATTAAAAGTATGGGCAACATTTATGGACAAGCAAGTACAATCAGTATATGCACATTTAAAAAACGCTAATCTTAAAAAATCAGAGCCTATACATTCAAGGTTTTCAGATATTATAAATTATTGTTATTTAGGATATGCTTTATTTATAGAAAGAGATGGTGAAAAAAAGAATAATTAAAATAATTGCTATTGTACTTGTAAGTGTATTATCTTTATTGTATGTCAGGAATGAAATCAAGGCGAAAGGGACACGATTACGAGAGAGCAATACGCAAAGAGTTTAGAAATTTTGGATGGAAATTTTGTGAAACATCAAGATATGCATCTAAAATGATTGATAATGCAAAAATAGATTTAGTTGGCACAGACCCCTTTGCTATACAATGTAAATCAACTACTAATAACCCAAGCTATCATAAAATTTTAGACCAAATGAGGCCTAATAAACCATTATACAAATTAATTTATCATAAAAGAAAAGGTGGTAGGGAATATGTTATCATGGAAAAAAATGACTGGTTAGAGATTCTTGAAATGCTAGTCGAAAATAAAATTCTAAAAACTTTCTAAAAAAAACTATATATATTTTTTTTTATAAAAAAATATTTATAAATTTGATTATTGATAATTAAATAATTAAAAATGAAAAAAGAACCTTCAATAGAATTAATTGACAATTTATTAATTCAAGGCACTAAATACCTCAAGGAGGAATGCGGTGGCTTCAAATCATTTGCTTTAAAAAACTATGTAAATAATGAATTACAAAAATTAGGATACAACAAAATAAATAATTAAAAATGAGTGTAATATTATATGACAAAAAATTTATTACGAATATTAATCAAGGATTAATAACTAATAAAGAAATATTGGAATTAGTTAAAAAAAGTAAACATTATAAATATAGATGTAAATATTCTTTTGAAACTGTAGAAGATTATATTGGGAGAATGTTATGGTATATGTACGTAGCAAATATTACTGCTTATAATTTACAATACAGAGAAAATAATAATATTAGTTTTGATGAAGTTGAAGTTGATGAGGATATTGATTTATTAAAAACAATGCAAAATTTAGGTAGTTTATTATATAATATCTTTACAAATGATGGTAACTCTTTTATTGAAAAAGAATGGGTTGATGCTGCTAGAATGATATATAATGAATATCATCCTATAATACTTAGCAGAGAGAATGAAACTGTACAAACTAAATAATTTAAAACAATATTATGAAAAAGATTAGCGATATATTACCTAATTCAGATGCATATAAGCAACTGAAAAAAAGAGGACATACAATAAAAAAAGAAACCTCTATAAATGAACAAGTGAACACTATTAAATCATTATCTGATGAGATTTTTGAATCACAATCAGTTAAATTTTATCAGCCAGTATGGTTTGAAATACAAAAGGATGATAATCCAGATATATGGGGTGCACATTTAGATGCTCTTGGGGTAGAGACACATCCAGATTGTGATACTGTAATATTAAAAGTACAGGCTTATGTTGAATGTCAACCTCCTATACGTGCATCAAATTATTAAAATAATTACTAAGTTTTTTCTAGATGTTTGGATTTGTAGCAGAAACACTTGTTACAGAATAGTTTCTAGAAAAAATGGAATATGTAAATTTTGTAAAAATGAAAAATAAATATATAGAAGATTTTATGTTTGTGTTTTTGCTTTTTGCATTAACATGGTTAGGATTAATTTTTGTATCATGAATAATCCAAATAAATATATAATGATGCGTAATATTGATTCTCTATGGTCAGATGATAACGATATTACTTTTGAAGGTATCACATATCATGATAATGAATTAATTAGTGTATCTATACCAATTAATGAAATAACAGATTCTTTAGATTATATAATTCAAAAAAGGATTGAGTATATTACAATAGAGAAAAGAAGATTAAATCAAGAACAAAGGTTGCTGAAAGATAAATTAAAACTATGGAAATCGCTGAACTTATAAAAAATCATTTCTTAGATTCCTGTTCTAATAATATGCATGATTTAAAACATAGAAGAAAAATAATTAATAAATATAAAGAACAGCTTAATATTTTAGAAGATTTCATAAAAGTAGAGGATAATAGTTTAAAAAATTTAGAACATGGGATTAATAAAAAATCCTCAAAGAATTAAGCAAGTAATTGATTTTACTGGAGTTCAAAATGGTAAAATACATCCATCAGACATAGATGCAGTTTTAGAATTTGATTCAAAGTATTTATTATTATTTGAGTTAAAAAAGGTAGGAAACAAAGTTCCTATTGGTCAGAGAATGATGTTAGAAAGAATAATTGATTCTTGGGAAAAATCTGGCAATATAGGTTCAATCGTTTATTGTGAACACGACACTATGTCTCATGAGACAATAATGTTTAAAGATTGTAAAATAATAGGATTATACAATAGAGGTCAATATAAAGAATATAACAATGATTTAACAGACTTTCTATGGCAGTTTGGTATAAAATATAATATAGATAAATTAATTGCTTAAAACTTCTTATATTTGATTTTCATTTTTGGGCAACTCTTATGGGTTGCCTTTTTTTTAACTCTCTGGTTTTTCTTGATAAAATGACCTATTATTATTAACATCAGAAGTTGTAGTCAATTCTGATTGTTGAGGTGTATGTGTTGCTAATTTAATTCTATTTTTTGATACATTAAATGTTAGATTATCAATAGCTAAGTGGTCACTAGAACTTTGAAATGTAGTGAAATTTAATTTAGGTAATGTCAGCATTGTTACAGGATTTAAAAACCCGTTTGCATCTTTTATTTTTCTAAATGTTCCTCTATATCTATCATTATTATTAGCCAAGTCATTTAGCCTTGTCATACATGCTAAATTCTCTAAAGATGTTTCACTTGTTATTGTATCAAAATATTTTACATTTTCAACTGGAACTCTACCTGCATTTGTTATACAATTACTAAATTGAGCGTCTCCTAATTGACCGAATAAAGTTTCTTTTTTATTAATAACTAAACTATTATTTTTAATTGTGCTTTTTGTAATAGTTGTAGTATTTGCTAAAAATTTTAAATCAGATTGGCTTTTAAAATTAAAATCATCATAATAAACTCTAAAATCAGAATTGTTTTGTAATGCTTCATGTGCAGTATATAGTTTAATGCTTACAGTACCAGTAACTGGAGGTGCAACTGGATTGAATGATGCTAAAATCCATTGTGCTTTTTTAGAATCTGATATTGTATTTCTACCTTGAGTTGAAGATGTAACCCACTCGTTACTGGATTGTTTCCAATAATATAATGTTCCACTAGAATCATCTAATATTAATTGATATCTTATTGAATAACTTATGCTTGTTACAGTAGCATCTGGGTCATCTGCATAATATGCAAAACTAAAATTTAAAGATTCAGATGTAGTTCCAATATTACCAGTTGGATTTGTGGCAACAGTAGTTGAAAATGCAGAAGATTCAGAACCTTGGGCCAGTAAACTTTTGGTTCCGCCATAAGGCTCAATACCAACTTGAACAGATGCAAAAGAATTAAATGTACTAGCACTTACAATAGTATTTTTTAAACTTGCTCCTGCAGTATCTTGTATATTCCAGTTTACACCACTTGGAATAAAACCATAACCAGATGAATTTACAGATGTATTTTCAAAATTAAAATTATCAAATTTACTTTTTAGCTTTAAATCAATAATAACTTTATTTCTGATTGCAGGGCTTTTAATTATATTTTCTAAAGATTTACCTAATGGTTGTAAAGTACCGTTATCAGATGTATCATTAATATTAACTAATGGACTTGAAATCTCAACTGTTGCATCCGATGATACAGAACCAGTTTTAGTATATGATAAAAATTCTTTTGAATATGAACCACCACCATCTGAAAAAGAACTTAAAGAAAGTGATGCATTATCAATAATTGTCCATGTACCCTCATGCTGAAATATTCTTGCATTAAACATTTGCAATATAGATTTTAATATTTTTTTACAACTAAAGGCATTACCATTTTCATCATTGAATGCACTTTTGTCATTAATAAAAATATTTAAAAAAGGATTACCATTGCTTGTTAATGTACCACTAACTTTTGAATTATATCTACATAATATTTTATATCCAAAATCTAATGACTTACCAGAGTTTCCACTAGCATCTTGCACATTAATATTTTTTAAACATTCTCTTATACTAGCAAACAATGATGGCGTTTGTGTAGATAAATCATAAGTGAAACCATCAATAGTTCCAATTAAATCTGATGCTGTTACTTCTACTAAATAAGGATATGATATTAATGGTATTGTATACTGGTCTTGTACAATAAAACCAGTCCAATAATTAGTGAAAGTTCCAGTTGAACTTTCGTAAGAAATAACCACTTTAAATTCTCTATCAAATGTAGGCTGTAAAAACTCTAATCCAGATTCTTCCCACGACCAAAAAGCATTTTCCCAAGTCGTCTCCTCATCTTCCCACTCATCACCACCAGTAGCATCATCAATATAAAATTGTAACCTGCAACTACTTCCTATTATTGGATTAAAATAATCATCTGATTGTTTCCATGATACTTGTACTGGATTTGGTCCAAGTTTTAAATTACTTTTTACACTTCCAGTATATCCGTCTTTGAATATTTGTAGTCTAAATTTATTTTCATCTACATCAAAAAAATCAATTCTAAATCTCTCACCGTAAGCCATTACCCTGTTATTCTAGTTCTGAAATCATCTGCTCTTTCTAGTGCTAATACAAGGTCTTGACCTCTTAATATAAATTCTCCTTTTGTTCCACCACTCATCATGCCATCTAATTTGTTAAGTGGTATTATAGCCTCCGGCCCTGCCTCACCAACCAAACCAAGTGTCGGTCCTGTCACGATACCACCTTTTGCGAATTTTGGTATAGATGCAAACGCTGCTAAAACTCCACCAATTAAAGTTGCTATAAATGCAGGTTGCGTAAATATGGCTGCTGGTCCTGTCGCTCCTGCTGATTTTGTTGCGTTTGATATTGATTCTGCCATGGCTTCTCCCTGTGATGCAGCAACATTTTTCTTTTTTGTCATTCTTTGTATTATACTTTGTTGCACAATCATTTGAGTTAATTTTACAATAGTTTCCATTATTTTTCTAAAAAACCCTTGTATACCACTTTCCGCTAGATTAAAAGAACTCACTAAACTGTTTGAGAAATTACCAAATTGTTCAGCAACAGCACTTGATACTGTTTGTGATTTTTCATCTAAAGTATCTAATTGTTTATTTAATTTATCGATTGGCCCACCTTCCTCACCATCTCCACCTAATACAGCACCTGCCTCTGCCATTGCCGTAGATATTGCTGTTGGAACTTGAAATCCTAGTTCTTTAGCTTTACTTAAAATAAATTCTTTTACGTTGCTTATCGCATTAGAAAAACCTTTTTTTATACCATCAGTTGTTACATGCTCTAATTGACCTTCTAATGTATTAGAAACACCATCAGCTAAATCTTCTGATACCTTTTCTCCAAACTCTTTTACGTTTTCTCCAATGTTAGAAAATGTTTCATTAAATATTGATTTTATAGAACTAAAATCACCTTTTAATGCTGATAATACTATTTTGCCTAATCCCTTAAAAGCATCTGCAATAGTTTTAACACCAAGAACTATAAAATTAAATACAGTTTTTGCAACAAAAAATATACCTTGTATTCCTGCTCTAACTAATAAACTATTATTATATATATTAATAAAGTTATTTGTAATCGCAACTAAATTTTCTAATATAGCATCACTATTATCAAAAATTATTTTGGCAAAGGCAACAAACCCTGCAACAGCTAAACCTATAGGAGATATTAACATTCCTAATGCAGTCATTATTGGTCCAATGGCTATCGCTATACCACCTAAAGCAACAACTAATATTTTAGTTTCACTATCTAAACCTCTAAATCTGCTAATAAGATTACCAAAAAATGTTATCAATCTTTGTATTACTGGCATTATAACATTACCTAATTCTATTGAAAGTTCTTCAAAACCTGCTTTTAATCTTCTTGTTTGATTTGCAAAACTCCCTGCAGTTCTTTCTGCATCACCTTGAGCATCAGAAGTTCCTGCCATTATTATATTTAATCTTGCTTGAGCCTTTTGAGATTCTGTAGCATTTTTAATACCATCCTTCACACCCATATTCAACAACTCTTGATTGAGATTTGTTTGGTTTATTATTACACCAAACTTCCTCATAGTCTCATGATTACCAACAATAGCTGATTGAAGCCCTTGCATCACCTCTGCCTCCGCCATATTGTTAAATGAGGCTAAGTCCATTGTGAGTTGAGTAAGTGCCTTAGACATCTCTAAACCTTCCTCTCTAGCGAACCCTAAAGGCACAAATGTATCTTGTAATGTACCCATAAATTTTCTTAGGTCATTTGTAGAACGTCCTAATCTATCTGCTGTTGCTTGTACAAACTCCTCTGCATCTCCAGTAAGTTCTTTGAAAACAGCACTAAATTTTGCTTGAGTTTCTTCTGCATCACTTGCAGTTTTTACAAATTCTCTACCCAATAGTGTTAGTGGTGCAGTTACACCTAGTGTTAATGCCTGTCCTGTGCTTTTTAAACCATTAGATAAATTTTTAAATTGATTTGATACATTTCTCAAACCTTTTGAAACTTGAGATGTATCAACCTTTACTGGTATTATAAAATTACTTAGAGCCATATCAGATATTTATACAAATATAAGAATTATTTACTTTTGCTTTTTTTTTCTGCTTCCTCTATTTTTTTCTTAAATTGTTCGTAGCTTTCTTTTGTTGATTTAGGTGCTATTTTATATTTCACATTATCTTGTGGCAATCTAAATAATTGACTTGGTTTTTTTGCTTGACTTGATTTTGATATATTAGTGTTGTATATCATACATGATACATATCTAAATTTTTCCCAGTCAATATTGTTTTTGATATGAAAATGCTCTGCAACTAAATAACATTCTTTGAATGTGTATTTCCAAAAATCATTAGGAGATATTCCAACTTGACCAATATAGTAATCTAATATACTATTCCAGTTGCTTATTTCGTTTTCAGTTGATTTTTTTTTTGAGTTCTTTCAACTCCTGCATTTAATTTATTACCAAGTATTTTAGTTTCTGTCATAGCTGTCATAATATGATTAAACTCATCTTGATTTAATTCATCTAACCATGAACCAACTTTATATATATTATAATCTATTTCCTTACCTTCTTCTTGGTCATAAGCTAATAAGCCGCAGTATATAATCGCCCTAATAGACGATAACTGCGACTTATCTGAAAAAACTTTTTCTAAATCTTGTAATCCAACATCTAAGGTTTCTGTTAATGATGCCCAAAAGTTCATGCTAAAATGCATAGTTCTTTCTTTACCACCAATAACAAGAGTATAGTAACCTCTTTGCTTATTCATAAATCAAATTTATGAAAAGATATTGTAATTAAAAAATTAACTTGCAATAGATACCGCACCAGTTGCAATGAAAGTACCAGAATAACTTACTGGGCTTTCCATCTCCCCACTTACTTCTATTGATGAAATAAAACCATCAACAGTATAAACTGGGTCACCAGAAGAAGCAGTACCAAATTGTGCTTTAATTTTTGTCCTGTTATTTAGAATATTTACTAAAGATTCAGCACCAAAACCATCATCATACGCAACTAGCCCATCAAAAGAAATCTCGATAGAACGTAATCCAGCGATTACTTCTCTATACCCTCCAGAATCCTTGCTTGTTGATTCTGGCGTATCGAGACTAAATGAAATGCTTGAGCTCGTTGTATGTCCAAGATTTGTGAAAGTTGAACCACCATCAGATGATAATTTTAAAAGTAAATTAGTTCCATTAAATACACCACTTGTAGCCATAATAATAAAATTTATTTGTTAAACAATATTACAAAGCTAAGGAAAGAATTTTAAAATTATTTTTATTCAGAAACTTGAAGTGTAACGTGAGTTGGATTTATTTTTTCTTCAATCTGTGCATCTAAACCTTCTTTCATCTTTGCAACTTGTTCTTCACCAATACCAGTTTCACACCATTCA